GTTGAACATCAACGAGCGTATATGTATTCAACTCTTGACCGTCCAACCCAGTGGGTACATGATTGGACGATCAGGAAGACGGTTGAAATAGGTATGGGGCCGAATCTGCGCCCCCGACTGGCTTTCGATGCATACGATATCGAGGGGAATTTCGTGACTGTTCACCGTGAACTTCTGGATGAGGACGGTGATCCCACTATCGTTACGCTGGATGCCGATTATGAGCATGATGAGGTGGAGAAGATACTGGATCATAAACTGGAATCCTATGCGGCCAACAAGATCATGTTCATGTTCAGTGTTCGTTAGGTCGTTAGTTCTAGTTGAAACACCGAGTCTCGGTCATTCCACCGGGAATACTGTGAACAGACGGCACGCACTTTGACGAGCCAAGAGCGGGAGATCCAGACGAGCTCGCCGCAGAACCTGCTGCCTTCGGCTCTCCGTAGATATACTTGTATCCCCAATATCCGGGATTCGGAACAGTATCCCCTTCAGGTGTCTGGATTGTGGTCTCTCCCTTTTTCATTTGTTCGATCAGTCCCCTTGTCGTCGCATCTGGCCAATCCGCAGGGGGAGGTGGTGTTCCATTTTCCTTGACCGTCTTGACTGTCATATCAATGAATGCGGGGAGTGTGGGAGCAGCGGACTGCTGGCGAACAGCATATGCAAGAGGGGCGATCAAGGGTTTCTTAGTCATAATCATAAAAATGACTATAAAATAGTCTGTGACATCTCCCTCGGGTGTTTGGGCATTTTTTGCCATCTTGTATGGCAGTAGGGGTATGATGTTAGCTTTTACAAACTTAGCTACGGCTTTTACACTTTGCGGGGCAGCTTGTAGAACATTGGTTGCCATCTGGGGATATTTTATGTTGTTTTTACTAGCTTCTGCCTGGGCCTTCGTAAATGAAGCCTCTAACGCATCCAGCTCTGCCTCCGAAGGAAGAGGGTTCGCAGTTGTGAATCCTTCACGGGTTGATTGGAACAGGGCGTATAAGACGAGCAGGATGACTGCAGCATAAAATATATATTTCCAGATCTTCTTCATATTGTTCTTAAATAAGGTAATATAACAATGGAGACAGAACACCCCGCTGCAAGGGAGAAGCGGATCCATAAGTATATTGAAGCCTTGGAGAAAGCAAGGACATTGCGTAAACATGGTAAAAAGTATACACACAAACACGGGTTCTCCGATAAACCTACCGCTACAGAAATAGCTATCATGAACGATCGGATAAAACACGGTTGGTCCAAATCCAAACCTGGTGGAACTCACAGGCGGAGATACAAGGAGTCGGGGACGACCAAGCCACGCACAAGGTCGGTGCGGAATTCACGCAAGACTTCCAAGACTTCCAGGGTTTTCGTATAAGTCGCCAAGGTCACCCACTCGTCCACGATATTGGCAGTCTTCAGAATAGCCTTCATGAAGTTTCCCTCATATACTTCATACTCTGCACACAAGACACCCATCTCATCCCCCTCCATCCAGCGGTAGACGATCTCGGGCCAGTAGTTGTGAATAGTCCAATACTCCGGTCGGCTCTTGGGGTTCTCATGAGAATACAGATCCTGGGCAATGATATGCGCCGCCAAGAGTGCATTCTTGAGGGTATCGGGGAGTCGCAGGCACGATACGGTGATCGGATCCTCCGTCTTTTCGCCCTCAACGAAACACGAGAGAAGGGCAATGAGCTCTGAGCGAGGGAGGTTGAACTGCCCGAACATCTTGGACATCACTAGAGGATTACCCTCGTTGATCTCCGAAGCCATGACTCCTAGTTCCGTCAGAGTCTCGCCATCACCGTCCGCATACCCCAGTCGCTGGAGATTCACCAGGAACGGGACCTCAATCTTCGTGGCTGCCTCGATCTTCTCCTCCAACCTCGCAATCTTCTCACGGTTCTTCTTGAACTCCTTGAAATCCTGCCACCCCTTTTCCCACTTGGGACCCACATGTTTGTTCTTCCACCCGTCCAGCTGAGCCTGGATCCTCTTGCGCTCAGCGTTCTGCGTGGCTCGGATTTGAGTCTCATACATCTCACGCAGCTCAAACACCGCCACATCGAGACCAGAATACTTCCCCTGTAGTTCCCGAACTTCAGCCTTGTGTATATCCAACTCACGCTGACGCTGGTCGTGCCAGTACGACTTCTCCATCATCCCCATCCATCCCGTTGTGCCATTCTGTAGACACTTCAGGAGGAAATCGTAGTGGAAATCCATCCTGGATTCCAGAGACTGCTGCTTCCCCTTCATCATCGTCCGCACATCTTCCAGCTCCTCGGGCTTGCGGTCGGGGAGGTAGTAAACGAATCCTCGCACGTCCTTGCCACGTCGTCCCGCCCGACCTGCCATCTGGATATACTCATCTGTCCGCAGCATCCGCAGGCCGCCCACGTCATCGTCGTATTTGCGGTAGCTCGTAAAGATCACCGTCTTGGTCGGCATATTGATCCCCACGGCAAACGTCTCTGTCGCAAACAGAAGTTTGAGATGCCCGCCGGCAAACAGCATCTCCACGATCTCCTTGAGCACCGGGAGCATCCCGCTGTGATGGAATGCCACACCTTTCATCAGTAGATCCATGAGCGTATGATATTGCGGGAGCTTCTTGAGTTCGGGATAGCGAGACAGATGGAAGTTCACCCGGTGCTTGATCACAGCACCCTCGGACGCATCAATGAGGGTGGATGTCACCTTGGACGCATACGTCTCGCAGTTCTTGCGGGAGAACACGAAGAACATAGCGGGGAGCTTGTTCTCCTGCCGAAGAGTGTCGACCATCTCGTTCATTTGGTGGAGAAATCCGTTAGAACGGATCTCACGAGCCACAACAGGATCGCCAGCAACCCGAGCTTTCACTGCATCAGAATGTTTCCTATTCGCATCGTCGACACCCTTGAGATACCGAAGATACTCGGAATAGGCCTGGCCATTGAACTGGTCCTTCTCGTCCATGAGCAGCTTTTCCCGAACCCGGTGCTCAAGCGGAACTACCCGATACTGTGTCGAGATAAGATGTGTCGGAACCTGCTTCATTTCACCGATCCATTGAGCAAAGACGTCTGGACTTTCAATTGTCGCCGAAAGCAGGACGAGCCGAATACGGGGTGGCAGGAGAATCAGACACTCTTCCCATACCTTTCCCCGGGCGGGATCATTGAAGTAGTGGACTTCGTCGAAGACGATCGCATCAACACCGTCTAGCGAGAGAGCGGCTGTGCTCCCGATATGTTCCGTAGACGATCCGATCTTGAAGAGGAGATTCCGCAGGATTTCAGTCGTCATGACCACGACATCCGATTGAGGAGCAAACTTGATATCGCCCGTCATGATCCCCACCTTTCCAGGGTAGAGGATCGAGAGATCGTGGAATTTTTGATTGGAGAGGGATTTGATGGGGGTGGTATAGAAGACCCGCCCACCCTTCTTCAAAGAATACTCAATCTGGTATTCTCCCACCAGCGTCTTACCGCTACCTGTCTTGGCGGTGACGAGAACATTCTCTTCAGCCTGGATAGCGGCTACTGCACATTTCTGGAAAGGATCCAGAGGAAACGTATACGACGTCTCAACCTCGGGAGCCTTCGTTGTATCCGCAATTCGTAACATTCTTTGTATTGCCTTCAATTTTTTCCACCATATCGTTTCCGTTTTGTTTTGTTTAAAACAGCGTCGGGGGCATAGCTTTGCAGTACGATCCGCTCGAGAAATAGTAGAGGAAATACCACGGTCCAAGAAAGAGGGCAATCACGAGACCCATGATCTTCTCACCCACGGATCCCGAGTATCCGAAACAGATGAGCGACATGACGAATCCAATCAGGCCAAAAAGAAGCCAGAGACCGGCAACTGTAACAGCAAGAATAGTTTTGACTGTCCAACGTTTATCTGCCCCAGGCTGAGCTGTCGGGGCAGTGGCCAGTGCGCCATCCTTTGTCTTTGTATCAAGGGCGGCGGCAGGCGAATCCTTGGGAAGAGTTGCGGGAGCTCGGGGGTCAGCGGGAACCGCACCCGCTGAGGTAGAAGAGCTAGACGCAGGCGGTAATGTGGATCCAGTAGGGGCAGTGCTGCTGACTGTGCTCACCATTATATCTTACCGAAGAATTTCAATCGTGCCTGTCGGACATCTTCGTCCGTCTTGGGGACAGGGGCATCGTCCTCCATCTTGTGACCTTCCACTCCGCACATGGAAATCCACTTCTCTTTCGAGATCCCCTGGAGAGTCCGGAGACAGATGGAGAGATCTTTCTTGGACTTCTTGCCCATGTGCCGCACGAACGAGCAGTTAGTCATCACCACATACTTCTCCCATGGTCCGGTCCGCATACACAGGGCGTAGAACGTAGAGAGCGCTTTCCAGGTGACAATCTTCGTCTTGGTTTCCTGCTTCTTATATTTGCACTGTACCGCTGAATACAACTTGCCCTTCCTTGCGACAATATCAATACCTACGTCTGGTCGCTTCATTCCCAGTTCTGTCAAGATCGTGTCAGGGACATCGGCTAGGAGCCATACGTCATCGTATCCTCCGATATGTTTCAAGTAGAGCACGCAGAACTCTTCAAAGATATCGCCCCGGACCTTCTTGTTATCCCGTACCCTCATTTCGGTAAAACTGTGTGCCGGTTCATTGTAGAATTTCTGGCACTCGCCTTCAAACGTGTCCCAGAGATTCTTGTTGTCCTTGTTCTCGAGAAAGATAGTGTGGAGGAGTCTGTTCATTCTTGTTGTGTAAGATGCTCCAAACCAAAAATAGACGATGGCGATCCATTTTCACCTGTATATATAATGGCTGTATACGAACTGGGTGAAGGGAAGTTTGTCCCGAACCAGCTCATCAAGGATTCCGAAATCACGATTACGGCAGATTTTCCTGGGGAACTCACCAAACAGGGAAAATTCAAGTCCAACCGAATCGTCAATCTTGCGGCTGGCGGTACGTATATCATCAAGGCAGGGACGCTGTTCTCTATCTATAACGGACGATCGCTCTTCCTACGTCGAGGAGGTCGGAGGACTCGGAGGGTTCGGCGCTCTCTAACTCTTCATCGTCGCAAATACCGACTGCGCAAGTGATTGGACGTCCTCCTCTGTGATATTGGCAATCGTCCGTGCGACACCGCATAGTCCAGCATGAATATCCATCCACCGCTCGTCGTCCCACGGGACCTCGGTGGTGCGAGGAGGACGACCCGGGAAGTTCTCCAGCAGAACGCCATCCTTCTCGCCCTTCATGAACATATAGCACCGCAGTTGAATGAAATCGTAGGCAGGCGGAGTCGTCCAGAACCGCTTGCGATTCTTCGTCTCCACGACCTTATCCCCCTGCATGCCATCCAGGTATCCGATGAGGCGATAAGAATCAGACTCAAACTCCACGAACGTATTGCGGTCCGTCACTTGGACGCCCGTAGAAACCGCATGCTCGTTCTCGGCCTTATCCTCCAGCCGAGTCCCACGACGCTTCTGGATTTCGCTGGCGAGAACCTGATGTTCCTGCGTCTGTTCGATCTTGAGCGTCACTTCGGGATTCACGCACAGAAGAGCCGTCTCTGTCGCAACATCCATCTGACCCGAAATCACACGAGCCACGGCCTCCTGTAGCGCCGGAGTTGTAGGTGCCCTCTTACCCTCCAGCGTCTCCTGAACAACCTGGCGAATATGAGTCTGCTTAAATGTCGTGATCGCCTTCTCTATCTGGTAATCGGAGGTGGCCCCGCACGCCATATCCACCGATGCCCACATAGCCTGCAGTGCTGGACCACTTGCCTGGGCTACAACCTCCCGCTCCGTTCGGGCGCCCATCGTGTCCTTCACACCCAGAATCACCGACTTGAACTTGGGCATCGCAGTGAGCACCTTGAGGAGAGATTCATTCTTGCTCCGATACGGGTTTAGGCCAAGGAGAGATGCGACATCGGATGCTGCGAAACGGGGCTTCATTTTGTTATATGTGTTTCCCGGCTGTAATACAGTTCCGTTTTCAGCTGAACATGTTTACATAGTCTGGACCCTTACACTCGTTTGCCGACGCAATCGCCGTGAAAATAGGATCACATTCGGGGTTGGATGCTCGGGCTAGTCCAGGAGGTTCAGGACCAAAATCGGCCGTCAGACGATCCATACGGCTCTTGACCAGCCGAGCCTCGTCTGAATCTTCCGTTAGATACCATGCTGGCTCCGTCCAGTACGCCTTGAGATCCTTTAGTTCGGAGGCATGCTCGATATACATCTCGTCTGAGAAATGCCAGAACTCGGCACCGGGAGAGAATTGGCTGTCTTCCCAGAAGACGTGCTTCTTAAATACTCGAGGACCGCCGCACAAGTAGTTTTCCCGATTGCTAGATATCAAGTTCTTGGCTACGATTGAAATGTTCATGTTCTTCTGTTCCCAGACGATTGAATTCATGAAATTGATAAGCACGGGAGATGCTACGAAATCCGCATCCCACTTGAACACCCACGTATACTTCGCCTGCTTGATCCACCAGTTGTAATACGTTACCAGACTGTGCTTTGAATCTGCATCGGTTGCAAGCATCTCGTATCCTGGTCTCGAGATCTCCATATCGTAGGTCATGATGCGGATATTCGGATTCTCGCTTGCAAGCCGATCGGCGATCTCGGCACTTCTATCCGTGCACCGATGCAGGATCAGAACAATCTCATGAGGAAACGTGATGCCACCCAAAGACCGCACGGACTTTTCCAGAGTTTCTTCTTCGTTGCGTATGCGGACAACGAACGAAACCCCATTTCCGACCATTTACATATGTCTCAACTTGAGTATGTAAATGGCATCGGCAATCCGACTCCACATTCTGGCACTGCCACATACTGTTACCAACAATGATTTCAGTCATTGTGCCTATACTGGTAAGGTCCTCCGGTTCCCCCGTATGATGATGTCTCGAGGATTCGAAGTCTACCATTACGGTGTAGAGGGGTCCGAAACCAAGGCCACAAAGGAGATTGAACTCATGACCCGTGACGAATGGGATGTCTTGCGTGTGATGTCCTATAAACAACTCCATCCCGAAATGGCGCACGCAGATGTTATTAAGAAGCTTGAGGATCATACCACCTTCATTGGAGATCTGGGCAACTGGTCCACTCCTCTTTACAGGGAATTTAACGCCCGTCTTCGCCCCCTACTTCAAGAGAATTATCGTAGCATCAAGACCGATATTGTCTGTCTTCCGTTTGGAGCATCTCATGATGCCGCACTTGATGGACTTGAGATGGTTGTATGCGAGAGCGGTATCGGATACAACGATTCGAAACGCCCGTACCGTATCTTTGAGAGTTATGCGTGGCTTCACCAGGTATTGGGAGTGGAAAAGAAGTGGGGACAAAATTACTGGTTTGTAGTTCCCAATTACTTTGATGCCTTCGAATGGCCTCTGTCTCTGACTCCCCAGATCAATACCGTCGGGTTCCTTGGACGTATCTACGACGGCAAGGGGTGTCACATTGTCGTAGAAATCGCCCGACGAATGCCACATATTCGTTTCATTCTCTGTGGACAGGGCGATCCTACCCAGTTCCTCGTATGTCCCAATATCGTCTACAAACCGCCGATCAGCGGAACTGAGCGTGCTGTCTACCTCGGTTCTCTCCAAGCTCTCGTGGCTCCCACATTGTTCATTGAACCCTTTTGCGGAGTCGCGGTAGAATCCCAGTTGTGCGGAACCCCTGCTATTACACCCGATTATGGTGCGCAGACAGAGACCATTGAGCCATTCAAGACAGGCGTGCTCTGTCATACGCTACAGGATTACTGCGTGGGAATCCAGATGGCCGTGGACGGAAAGTTTGATCGGGCTTACATCCGTGAACGTGCCGTGCGTTTGTACGACATGTTCAATGTAGCGAAGAAGTATGAGTATGCGTTCAAGTCAATTATGGATATTCATAACGGAAAGAACGGCTGGTATTCGGACGAATCTCACCTTTTACCTCCAAAGACTCTTCCACACCTCATCTACATTAACCTTGATTCTCGCACAGATCGTCGCACAGAGGTGGAGTCTCAACTTTCATCGGTTGGCCTGCAGTTTGAGAGGCTTCCAGCAGTCCTACATGAGAATGGAGCAGTGGGATGTTCTCTCTCCCATATTCGGTGTATTGAACTTGCGAAGGAGCGCAACCTTCCGAGTGTCATGATCGTGGAAGATGATTTGATGTGGACCAAACAGCCCCATGAAATCAGGGTGGCAATTGAGAGCCTTGAGACCGTTAACTACAAGGTAGCGGTTCTCTGTCCTAGCTTTAGTTCTTCAAATGCGACCCAGGTGAACGAACACTTTGTAACAGATACAAGGTGCCAGACAACGCTGGCCTACATTTGTAAGCAGGAGTATTATGACACACTACTTGCAAATTTCAAGGAAGGACTTGAGAAGCTGATTGACGGAGGAGCCTGCACTAAGTTTGCTATTGATCAGCACTGGAAGAATCTGCAGTCATCTGGCTGGGTATTTGCGTACCCATCACTCGGCCGCCAGAGTTCGGGATTCAGTGATATTCTGAAGACAAATATTGATTACACTGGAGCATACAATCAAATACTCTGTATAAACTCCCACTGAAGATACTCACAAATCTTCTTCCAGATCGTATCGTGCTGAATCAGCCGATCACGGGACTTGAGAAGCGGGAAGTGGACCTTATACTCGTCCAGCTCCAGCAGCTCCAGGAATTTATAGATGATATACGAATATGACAGGAAATTCCGGCGCTCATCGGGACAGTAGAGGAGGTATGGCGCTTGGACTTCCTGGAACATGGCTCTGATCTTGTCCTCGATCTCGGGAGTAATGGTGGGCGGGGGGTTCCCGTTCAGCCTGGATAGGATATGAGCCGCATGCTCATAATACCGGTTCCTCCCCAACTTTTTGAGGATTTCACGGATATTCTGTTCAGTCAAAAGAGCGATATTGTCTATGCGCCTCTTGCGGATCTCGCAAATGACTTCATTCATGACATCTTCTGGGATCTCTGTGCTTTCCTTCGCCTGGAACTGGTTCAGGATCTCGTTGAGATGGTTCTGCTTCTTGTATGCGTAATTGTTCCGTTCCTTTGGGGGATCACGGAAACTAGGAAAATCAGAGACAACCAGGGCATACTCTTCTGATCCACACTTGGGGCAGACCAGAATACCTTCTGATGTAATCTCTTCCCTGGGAATATTACACGGTGCACAATGCTCAGCCATTTTCTTGATATTGTCGGCGTTCTCGGCAATGTTCAAACCGTTCGATAAACCACGGCGGGAAAGGTATTCGTCAAACATCTTTTTCTTGGATGGACCCGCCGACATCTCCGTCACGGAAAACAGTTTATCGAACGTCCCCGGGATCCTGGATCCAAAATCTACCTTGGATGTTGTCTTCTTGCTAGGGGGCGCATAGTAATCCAGCATAAGGTCTCCGCTTTCTAGGTAATATTTCTGAATATCGCATTTCTCCCTCGCATCTGAAATGGTCTGTACGAGCGCATCGTGTTCCGCCTGTAACTTAGATTGGCGCATCACGTCTTCAAATACGAAAGGTTTGAACTTTCCCGCAAGTTCTCGAGTCAATTCTGCGTGCCTAGTTTCCAGCGCCCGGACTGATTCATCGGACGAACCCTGTTGGAGTTCATCCACATACCGTTCGTGGAGTGAATCTAGGGTTCCAATTTCCCTTCCCTTTGATGCCCCATCCCGAGATTTCTTGACCTTGAAAACGTCCGAGGACATTATTTGTTGTGCTTGGAGTTTCACCTGTAAGTCTGTTCATTCAATCATTCTTCAAAAGAACGTATCCTATAAAAATCACAAAGGCCACAGCAAGTGTGGCAGCGGACCCAGAGTCAATATAGTCTATTTGAACAGGTGCCTGGTACAGATTGTCTTGAAAGTTCGCATACTTCTCACCGGGATTGAGTCCTTTTGCGTCCTTCTTTGCCTTCGCTGCTGTTTCTGATTTAGTCTTGGCCGCAGCCGCATCTTCTGCGTCCTTGGCTACTTTCTCGGCCGCCTTCTTATCCGCATTGATCATCGCCATAAGATTAGCAGTTTCAGAGGCAGTTGCAGCCCTGCACGGACTCATATTGAATTCCAACGACGTGGCTAAGAATTTTGTTTGAGGACCCTGGTCTACACCCGACCGAATATCGGTTGTAGGACAGGTCCAGGCCTTGCACGGTGGAACTCCGTCCAAGACAAGTCCGTTCATGATTTTCAGGGGGTTCATAGCTGCCAAGTCTCCACCTGCTCCCGGAATAATACCGTCGAACCCGTTGCCCGCAACTGCCTTCTGAAAACTAGCACCAAGGATCGCTGCCGCATCATCGCCTCCCAACTTGTTGTTGGTATAGGAGAATCGAGGAACAACTTCGCCGTCACCATTGTCGTTACCGTCCTTATCCTTTGTTCCAGGCAAGCGGCACATTCCACCCGTATCCTTGAAAAATTGATTACCGACTTTAGGTCCTACGATCAAATTGTCTACATAGCTAAAAATAGCATTGGCGTTAGTCCCCACCTGGTCCATCGTTCCTTCGCTTCCCACATGTTTGTCATGGGGAGACTGGATAGTCTGGAGATAATCAAAGGACGGACCAAGCGCTTTGTCTAGAATAGCATTTCCGGCACCGACAGGGTCGTCGCCCGCTGATGTGATTGAGGATTGAACGCTTTTCCACATTACTTCTTACTTACTTACGGGCAAATTCTTCCAGTTGTTCTACGAAGGAGGGATTTGTCATCACGCACGGTCGTTGCTTGGCCATGACTTCCACGACTTTCTCCATCGGAATCCCAAATCTCTTGTGGAGATAGGCTGCCAAGAGTGTTGCTGAACGGTTCATACCTGCCACGCAGTGGACATACACACACATACATGTCGGTTCACGCAGGAACATATCCATAACTTTTTCAAACGTAGGGTAGTAATCTTTAATGAGTGGAAACCCCACTGAATCTTCGGCACCCAAAGCAATGTATGCGCTCGGTCCGACATGTGTGGACGCCCACGTAGGACATGCTGATTTCTCCGCACAGTTCACGATATGTGTGATATTGTATCTCTGAACAAAGGTTGGATTCAAATGAAACCCAGGACCAAGAAGAATGCGATCAAACACGGCTGCGATTGGATCGTATTCTGGTCCTCTAGACCGACTCCGGTTCTTGTCAAGAATTGGTTGTAACATGCTTACTGTATTTCAACAGAATAAGCAATCCGATTTATACTAGACGAGGGGCTGGAGAAGCATCTGGAGAATGTAGACAAGCACTACACCAAGACCTCCGAGGCACGCCGCACCGGTCAGCGAAACGACACCTGAACCGCCATACGCATTCGGGATGTAGCGAAGGAACAGGGACTGGACGGGCGTCAGCGAAATGAGGAAGATGGCGGCAAAGATAGACACATACGTCATAATGGATTTCAGGACGGTGATTGCGGCACCGGGGTTGAACTGATTGACCTGGGTCGGGGGAGGAGGAGTATAGATAGCCGAAGACGTTCCTGGCGTGACCATTTGCGGGTAAGTAGTAGCGGCCGGCAAGGACATGGCGGGCTGCTGCGATCCTCCTGTGGGCATCAGCTGATCAAGGGGGGTGGCGTCCATTTGTATATCTATTAGAGCGAAACTCTCGCCGCCGGACACGACGCATCCTCCACTCGGAAGCGATAACACTTTCCATC